AAGTAGTTGGCACTACCCTCGCGGCAGTATATTCGAAATTGGTTATCATTCCAGTTATCCATCTCCCAATGCTGGGTGTTAGACGGACCCTCAATCATGATGTTTCCACCTTCAGAATTGGTAAATATAGCTACGTGATTTCCTCCCCAAGCTTCGCCATGTCCGTTGGTTGCCTTGCTAATGATATTCTCTTGCCGTGTGTCATCCCAAAAAAAGAACATTCCTTCATCGTTTTTAATTCCAGCCCACAGAAAATGAAGCTTGTCTTTCCATCCTATTGCCGGAGTGTTCGTGCCGCCATGACCGCCGATGATAAGATCTCCCGTCATCGTGTCCCCGGCCTTGTTTACCGCACCGACGTTCGCGGGCGTGATATTGACATTGCCGGTTCGGTATCTGCTTTCCGCGCCACCCTTGACTCCCGTGACCGCACCCCCACTTCCCGCTGTCTTGTCTTGCCACCCTGGATTCCCGTCTTCATCCGTCCCCCAGACTTTGTTCGCCGCGCTGTTTGGGCTGGCTACATACCCAGCCCTCGTTGCCGTATTGGAAACCCATGTGTTCGTGTTGTGCTCGCCGACATAGTCGTACTGTGCGCCGTTGTACCTGAACGTGAGCGTGCTATTCGATCGCAGGATTGACGCACCGATGGATGCACCCCAGTAATAAACCGGCTTCGCCCCAGTGTTGTTTACGTTCAGCGTTGGGTTTGCGGCCGTGTTCGTCACCGTGAAATTTACCGTGATTTCCGCGCCGGTAATCAACGAAAACCCTGAACACTCAACAGTTTTTTCAGGCACATCGGCTTCCGTGGAACAGACTGCATAATTAATGACGTTATATGTACCGTTAAAACTTATTCCATTTATATTTTGTGCGGTTTTCAGGCGTGTGGAACTGGTTGCATTTCCAATTACGTTTCCAGCAAATTCTTCTGCCGTGACAGTACCAGCCACTTCCAAATCTCCAGTCATCGTGTCCCCGGCTCTGCTTACTTTCGTGTCCAGCGCGGCGTTTTGCACCTCCGCGATATCCCGTGTCTGTTCGCAGTAGTATTTAGCGTTGTCGGTCGCGTCCCCTTCCCGGACTTCCCCGTTCGTCCCCACGGCGTAACTTTTCGACAATTTCGCGTACCCGTCCGACTCCCTCGCTGACTGCGCGGATGCCGCCGCGTCCGCTTTCGCTTTTTCCTCCACGACCTTGATGTCCGCCAGATAGTCTGGGCGCAGGTGCTTCTCTTGGATGCTCCCGTCAATAACGTCGGCCCTAACCTTCCCGGTCGCGTCAACGGTAAATCGCACGGTGTCGCTGTCCAGGAACTCGTACTGCGTGATAAGCGCGGACAAGTCCACGTATTTCACCGTACCGTCCGACAGCGTGATGATGAGGCGCTGTGCCTGGTAGTCGTAATCAAAGTTGATGGCCAGCTTTTCCAAAAGCGTGTCAATCTTGTAAGACGAGCCGTTGTAATGCGTGATTTTAAAGACGCCCGTGCCCTCGGTGTACTCGATGTACTTGACGAGCAGTTGCGCCTCCGACTTGTCAAACTTGTTCGCGTCCAAACTGATGATGCGGTTGTCCATCTCGTCCGTGGCCACATCAATCTTGTTCAGGTTCTGTTCATTCAGTGGCGTTCTGTCGCTTGGATAATTTTCCCAAATTATTTGATAATAACACTTGTTCACTTCTTGCCCGCCTCCTTCTTCTCCTCCGCGCTCCTGTCCTTCTTCGCGTTCGCCGCCCGGACTTGCGCGTTGATTTCCTCAAACGCCGCCCGATCCATGTCCTGCATAATGTCTGCCAACATAAGCCGCTTGACCTCCGCTGGGCAGTCCAACTTGTTCAAAAACTCCATGATACCGTTCCGCGCTTCCCTGATTTCCTTACTTGTCATGATGATTCCTCCTTTACATCTTATGGCGTCCCGGTGAAGACCGTATACAACGTTCCATTTATTGATATTGGCCTAGGCGTCAGCTTGTATCCCGCTATCGTCGCGCTCGTTGCCCATATCTTGTTGACTAACGTCGTTCCCATTAGATTGAATATCCCGTTCGTGTCCGTCCTTGCAAGTCCAAGCGTTCCGCTCGTAACGTTTCCCGCATTTATTCCACCTCCGACATATGCCCCATTTATGCCAGTTCCGACTTTGCTCCCGGATATTCCGGACAGATATCCATCCCCAATCTGATTCCCATTCCAGTTCACCGAATTTCCAATCGTCCCAGTGATGGACTGCCCGGCCACGGTGCAGTTTCTCCGTATCTCGACATTATCAAAAAAACCTTCCGTGGCCTCGATTCTCCCTTTAAAGTACCCTGCCGCTCCATATATGTTCCCGGAAAAAGCGGCGTTTCCGTTCTCGTCAAGGGAGAACTGCGAACTCTGCACGATAAGCCGGTTGGACTTTATCTCCACTTTCCCGGCTTCCTGGCTGATTTCCGACGATACCGTCCCTTTCGTCACCTTGGTCGTGATTCCATTGGCATTCGCCGTCACGCGGGTAGACAAGTCCCCTTCCGCGGTACTTGCCCGGGTAATCTCCGCGCTCAACCCGTCCGCGGTGACCGTGATTCGGTTCGATAAGTTCCCCTCTGCGGTACTTGCCCGGGTAATCTCTGCTGCTATCCCCTCTGCATTCGCGGTAATGCGGTTGGACAGCCCGGCCGCCGTATTGGACAACTCCGCCCTTATCTCCCCGGCCACGACCTCAATCTTGGTGTTCAGCCCCTCCACCTCGTTGGACAGTTCTGCCCGTATTTGCGCGGCGGTCACAGTGATGGTATTGGAAAGTCCGTCCGTGATGCTCAACATTTCCATGCGGTTTTCTTCGACCGTCCGTGTAATCACGTTTGTCTTACCTTTCAGCTGGATGATGGACTTGTGCACGCTGTTCACGTTCTCGGAATACCGTTCCGTGCCGTTGGCAGAAAAGGAATCGCGTAAAGCCTGGATGCCTTTCAACGTCCGTTGCAGGATGTACGACTCCACGATTTCGTACTTAGTCAGGAACCGCACCGGGTCGCCGACCTCGAAGCACGGGTTGCCGGGGCAGTCCGCCGCGTACGGTCTGTACACGATGTCGGTTATCTTTTCAAACACGCGCTGCGCGATTCCGGCCAGCTCTTCCGACGACTTTCCGTACACCAGGAAATTGTCCTGGATGATGTAGCAGTTGTCGTTTTCATCCGGCGGCGTTTCCGGCCAGATTTTCCCGATGTCGTTCTCCTCCTGCCGTATCTGGACTTTCGTGATAAACCGCACTCGGTAATCCTCATACTGCACCTTTATGTACGACCCGGCCCCGATTCTCGTGCTTTTCGGGTCTTGCGGGTAAAGGTGGCCGGTCTTGGACTGCGCCATCCACTCCGGGGCGTGGTCGGGGTATAGGTCGTTAGCCGGGTAAAGACCCTCTATCGCCTGGGGGAGATAGATAAAATGAAACTTACCGTCCCGGCCTATATGCCCGAAGCACCCGTTAATCTCGCATATCGCGGTAATCACGTCCTTGCCGCTTATCTGCTCCGGCTCGATTGTGCGTTCGACTGTCATATTGTCATTGGCAAGGCCGCCTTTTGGCACGACCGCGGCCAATCCAAAATGTGAGACGAAACTTTCCCGGAACCGCTTCAACGCCATGTTGCTGTTTTTGTTTGGCAGTACGGAATTGTACCAGTCCGACACGTCCGCGTTCAGTATGTCGTACATGGCATCGTACGCCACGATGTCCCTTTGCAATCTGTCCGATGTAGGCTTGTCAGATGCCACCTTGTAAATGCCTACCTGCAAGGGTTCGTCATCATGGTGGTTAATCACGACGCTCACGGTTATCCGCGTCCCAATCAGAGGCCTCACGATGTTCCCCACCTTGAATTTCAGCGTGCTCGACTCGCAGCATCCGAAACGAAGTTCTGACTCGGAGCACAAGCTCTCCGTAATTTCCACGCTTTGGTCAAACAGTTCCCAGTCGGTGATTGTCAACCCGTCGCATTCAATTTTCCATTCCTTGTCCACGCTCCCCTTCTTGTACTGGAAGAGGTCGAAATACTTGTAATCAATCATCTTGCTACCTCGCTCAATACTCGATGAATATCCACTGCATTTCCCCGTACTCTATCTCCCTGCCCGCCTCGTCCACCTTCTTGATTCGGAACTTCACGCTCGGGTCAAGGTAGAAGTGTCCGGTCGAATATTGGCATAAACGCGGGTTGAAGTACACGCAGTCCGCGTCCGTCTCGTTCACGTTCTTGTAGTTTCGCGCCAGGTTGGACACGATGATTTCCATTTCCTGACCAGACATTGGAAGGGTACTGAACGTAATGTTCGTCTTTGTGTGTTCCAGGGCGTTGCGAATGGTAACACCCTTACCGTTCGTGAAACTGTCCAAATCCTGCCTCTGGTCGGGGGCGATGTCATAACTGTCAAAACTTATGTATTCGTTTGGGAACATGTAATTCCCGAACTGGAATAAATATCCCTCATATCCGGCCATAATCCTCACCTCAAATAAAAACGGCGCCACAGACACGCATTTACACGCACTCATGGCACCGCTTAGCCGTTACCCATGACCTCTTACATGGGTCGAACCATATTTTCCTAATTTTATCATCTCTTTTTTTGTCCCATTTCATCACATCTGGAACGACGGCCTTTGCGTGCGCCGGAATTGCTCCATGTCGAGTTTCTGGATAATTTCAAACAGCACCCTCCCGTCAATCTCGACCGGGACTTTCACGGTAATTTCTCTTGTGCCACCAGCGTTCGCGGACTCTTCCCGGACAATCTGCCGTATCAAGTCCTCTGGTGCCTCAAGGTTCCTGCCATGCTTCTGGTCGCCGAGTACCGCGAGGAACTCCTTGTTGGCCGGGATGACCGCTCCCTGCGCCAGATACGGGATTTGTGGTGGAGTCCAGGTCGGAAGGTTGAAGCCGAGCTTGCCACCTCCAATTCCTGGCACCCATGAGGGAATGTCAATCCGCAACCCATTCAGCATGTTGGCAATACTGTTCACTGCGGCGGCCACGCCCCGGATAAGTCCGTTGACGATTCCGATGATGGCATTGGCCGGAGCCTTGATTATCCCGACAAGCCCATCCCAGATTCCGCCAAAGATGTTCACGATTCCGCTCCACGCACGTTCCCAGTCCCCGGTAAACACCCCTGCCACAAAGTCTATGATTCCACCGAAAATCCGCTTGACTGCATTCCAAACGTGCTCGACGGTCTTATTGAACCCGTTTATCACGTCTCCGATAATACCGAACTCTTGTGACCAGTCATGGGTAAATATGTTTTTCAGGTACTCATCAAATTCTTGGAACTTCTGTTTCACGAAATCCCATACCTCTTTCGCTTTTGCGGAAATCTCATCCCAGTTCTTGTAAAGCAACACTCCGATGGCGATGATTGCTCCAATAGCCAATATTGCCAGTCCAATTGGCGATGTCAGAAAAGCAATCGCCGCCCCCAAGACATATGTTACTCCCGAAGCAATCCCGGCCACAACATTCCATATTGTCATAGCCGCAGTAACAAGACCCCAAGCAGCCGCAAACGAACCTACAATAATCGCCATGTTCTGAACCGCTTCTTGGTGTTCTGACACCCAGTCCCCGAACTTCCCAAGCAGGTCGGTAATGGTTTCGAGCGCATCGATGATAACGTCTCCCGCCCATTCTCCAAGCGGTTGCAAGAAACTTTCCCATAACCAAGTCCCCAATGGCTCTAAGGCCACCAGAACCTCGTTCAACACCCTGAACGCCTCCGCAACCAGATTCAGAACCGCTGGGATGGCTTCTTCAATCGTCCACTTCCCGAACGGTAGCAATACATTCTCATAAGCCCACGCAAGGCCGTCCAGTATTAAATCAATGAGCGGCTCCAAGTTTCTTAGGAGATTGTCCACCGCGGACAGTAACGGCTCCCAATTTAAGTTTTTAAACCATTCATAAGTCGCGTTACCGATTCTCACGCCAAAGTCAATGAAGTCCTGCAAAATCTGCGAGAGCGTCCCCTTGATAGAATCCCCGTATATGTTCCATGCTTCTTTCAGTGGTGCAAACATGTCCGTGAGTACCTTCTTAATTCTCTCCGCAAAACCGATAATTTCATTCTCAATCGGGACGGTCTCGAACATGTCTTCTGGGGAAACGCCGCCACCGCCCCCTCCTCCGCCACCACCGCCGGAGTTTGATGACAGATTGTTCAATTTGTCCAAGGATGACAGCTGCTTATTCGCTTCTTTCGCGCCAGATGCCGTGTCGCCAAGGCTCTCCGCATACTTTTCTTGCACCGCCGTCGCCTTGGTAAACGCTTTTTGCCCGGTCAGGGCGGCAATGAGCATACCTACATACGTCACCGCCCTGGAAATCATACTGATGAACGTGGTCAGTATCGGCGCGACCGTCGTGAGTATGGGGGCGAAGGCCGTGGCAAAACTGTTCTTCAACTGCGTAAGCGAAGACTTCAACGAGGACAGCGCGGCGTTCACCGGGTTGGAGTACCGCGCCAGGTTCCCAATCCCCTCGTGAATTCCCGACATCATGGCATTGAACGCCTTGCTGATTTGGTTGAATATCAAAAGCGAAAGTGCGAGGCCTTTGAACCGTGCAATCAAGGCGGATAGGGGGCCGCCTGACTTTTTAGCCGATTTATTCACTTTTCCAAGAGACTTTTCCGCAGAATCTCCAACCTCTTCAAATGATCGGGAAGCCGCGTTACGCATTGCCTGTATGGGGTGCGTGACCGCATTCTTTAAGGACGCTCCAAGGTTCTCCATTCGTTCCTTCATGCTGTCCGCCACATATCCGAGCGTCAATTTCGACGCATCGCGCATCGACACCATTCCAGTTTCAGGGTTTCTGGCCGATTCCACCGCATCAAGGTACTTCTTGTAAGCGGCAGACATCTTCTTCACTTCGTCCGTTCCTTCCTTCAAACGCGTGTAATGTTCCCCGGCTTTTACGATAGCTTCTTCCTCGTACTCTACTTGCCGCTCCCACGCCTTGTACTGCTCCGTATTTTCACCAAACTGAAAGTTTTTTCCAGCATCCACTAAGGCTTGCATTTTCTTCTTAATAGAATCAATGTTATCACTTGCATTTGCGATATCGTCATTCAGGGAATCCCATGCGCCGCCAGAAGAGATTCCCATCTTTTCCCATTCGTTTTGCTTTGCAATCAAATCAGAAAGTTCCTTTTCTGACGTGGAAAGTTCTTTCTGCAAGTTCTCCCATTCCTTTGTCGGGATTTTCTGCCCCTTCAACGCATCCATCTTTGAACGAAGGGAGTCTATCTCTTTCGCGGATTTCTTGACTTTCCATTCCAAACCGGAAAGCGATTCCTCCGCATCCCTCGTCGTGATTTTTGTAACTATCCTGATTGCACCATCGTACTGCGCCATACTATCCACCACCTTAAACAAAAAGGTGCCAGCAAATACGCATTATACGCATTCACTGGCACCACTTAGCCGTTACTCATGACCATTTACATGAGTCATCAATATACTCTTCTTTTTCCTTATTTTATCAAATAAAATAGGTGGATTCGTACCATTTTAATAAAACAAACATTCTCCCATACTCTTAATAATAATTTTCAAGGATATAATCCTCCACATCCTTTTCGGTAAACAACCCTCCAAAGCTTTGCGCCATCAAATTTATGTCGGTGTCGGCTATAATGTCTTGTGCTTTTTCAGATAAGTCAAGTCCACGTAGGTGGTTGGACACGATTCTATCGAGCTTTCTTTTGTCGTCTCCTCCCCTTCTTACAACCTCTAAAATTTCGCTCCGCATCATTTCTAAATAGTTATTCACGTATTCGCTCCTCCCTTCAACCATCTTGAATCCAACTTACGCTCTCTCACGACACACAAACCTCTTCAATCCTTATCCTTTCCCCGTTTCCAAATGTCCTGAAGCACGGATGCTTATCGCCGCATAGGACATCGTGGACTCTATAGCGTTTCCCCCACGGGGAAACCAGAATATCTTCCCCAAAATTGTTTCGGTACGTCTCCCAATCATCTGGAACTTTTACCGTCATTTTGTCACTGCAAGCTGCAGTGGCCTCTGGTGCACCGTACGTATACACCAGTCTTTTTTCGGCCGCAAGGCAACCGTAATTCTTGAATATGTTTATGGTCATCATGTCAGCTCCTTTCCCTCAACTCCACGTCAAGACCCGTTTCTTTTATGTGCTCTAAATCGGCCTCGTCTTTGTAAAGCCATCCGTTATTCGAATGGCCGCCGATTTCGTAAGCGTGACCGTCCTCTACGAGGTCTTCAAGTTCTGTATACCCATCCGCCATGAGAGCGTCAATTATTCCCGAATCCACTTATCCAACTCTTCCTTATTTTTAAACTTTGCCATCCTTCTTTTCCTCTCTTTCCAGTTTTTCGATTATAAGCCCCTCCACCCAATCTGGAGGCTGCATCTTCCCCGAGTCCCATTTCTTGATTGTGTCAATGGGAATCTGCGGGCTGAATAGTTCCGAGAACTGCTTTTGCGTCAGCCCCAACGCAATCCTCTTTTCCTTTATTTCTCCTATTTTTTCTCCCTCCCTCCATTTGATGATTCTATTATAGTTCCTATTCGGCACTTTGTCAAGCATTATTTTTAACTCTTGACAAAAAAATAGATGGCCACAACTTATGACCATCTATTTCCGTTCCCTCCTCTTCTTTTCGCCCAAGTCATTGACCATACGTAAAAGCTTTTCGGTATTAAGCGCGGAATGTCTTCTATCGATTATATTCGCCGCACTTGCCGCTTGCGGTTGTCGCAACATGGCATTTACTTTCTCACCAATTTCCCTAAACGCTTCTATTTGGGGTTGATAGTATCTTCTTGCATCTTTATCGGCATTCTCCATCCGCTCTATGTTGTTATTAATGGTATGCACAACGTTATCTCTTATTTGTTCTGCCCATTCTACTTGCTTTTGAGAACCACTCAACTCTGGAAGATTAGAAAAATCTACTTTCAAGCTTTTACTTGTTTTCCGATTGGCCGAAGACAACCCACTACTTCCACCACGTCCTCCCATCACATCACCTTTTAAACCTTTCCTGAAACGCCTTAATTGGCACAATATTCCCCTCACATTCCTCCGGCACCTTACCCATAAATAATATCACTTCTTGGCGCAATCTGACAAGCATTTCATTATACCCTGCAAGGAATAGCACTTTCTTTTCCCGGCTATTTGCCGCACCTACACTTGATACTGCCACAACACCGCTGACCGGCTCTCCGTCAAAGCACCACTCAAAGCTGTCCGACGTACTCCATGAGATTGTCGGTATCACATTCACACCGTTTTCTTGCAGATATGCTCCTACCCAGTGTTTGCGGTAGTGGTTGTAAATCTGAATCGCTTTCGGGAAGTCAGTGTATGTAGAGAAGTCCGGCGACATGACGTTCGTAAATTGCCGGAACATATCAAGGTAGCTATCTGGATTATTCCAAACACGATTGAATTGGTAATCGTCAAGAAAGAAATGCACTCCCTTGCCCGTCCTATTCTTTTCGCTTCTGGCGTAGTTGAACCCTATCCAGTCACACTCTTGGTACTGTGTCGGATATATCTGCGGTATGCTGTATTCTCCCACGCCGTCAAATATGCGCTTTTGAAGGTTTTCATAGTTTTTGGTTTGTCGATACATTCTCTTTCCTCACAATCTTCTTTGCCACTTCCAAAATCAAAATCCCGTCCTTGTTCCGCTTGACTTCGGCCGTGTTGCCGCGCTCTGCAATCTCCCGAGCGGTTTTTCCGATTTCCTTGTCCGTCATAAATCCACCTCATAAGTACCGAGCAAGTCCCCGAATCCATGGACTCCCGCTACGCATTCGTTCCACGTACAAACGGGTGCCGTTGGACATTCCCACCCAGGTTCCGCTTCTCTCACAAATTCCTCGCCACATAAGCGGCATCTGCATATTGTCTTATATTTTACTTTCATCGTCACACCCCCAAAACCCTTTTTAGCTTTGCCTTGTACTCGTCTTCTTTTTCTTGCTCTTGCTTGGTAAGCTTCGGCCTTAAAACCACAAGTTCCTTGTTGCGGGACAAGAACTCCTTCTCGTGCTTTTCCAGTTTCTTCCCCTTGTTCAGTTTATCCCGGATTCCCACGATAAAGGAGAAGCTCCCTTCTCCTACCTCGTTGAAATATCCAAGGAACGTCCACCAGTGCAGGTATTCCAGTTCCCTCGTCTCTTTTCCGGCCACTTTGTTTATGGCGGAGAAAATCATCTGCTCGTCTTGCTTCCAATCATATGCCGGCTTTTCCAGGACATCCTTTTCAGGCCGGGCCGCAGAAATGAACTTTTGTATTTGTTCCATGGCTTCTTTTAAATCGAACCCGGATTCTGTCGCCAGAAAGACATCGTCGGCATTTTCGAAGTCCTCGAACAGAAGGAACACGGCCACAATCCATTTCTCCATCGATTCAAGTTCTGGGTCTTGAAACGCTTCGAAGACCTGGAGGACATTTCGGTAGTCGGAACGAATCGAATACTCTTTCCCGTCCACTGTCAGCGTTTCCGGCAACGCACCTATCATTTTGCAGCACCCTTCCTCGGCCTTTTGCGGTCTTGCGGAGCATACTTGGCCATGCGCTTCATGCTGGACAACTTTTCCAGACGTTCCGAATGATCTGACAACCTTTCCGCGACCGGGATAAGCGAATCGAAAAAGTCCGTCCAAGCCTCCACTTTCGGGATAAAGTCGGGGATTACCTCGTAAACGTCTTTCCAGAATTTTCTCGTCGTCCCCTCTCCGAAAACGCCATCCATGATTCTTTCCGATTCTTCCGAGAAATCCCTATAAAGCTTCAAAAGCTCGCGTTCATCCTCTTCGCTGATTTCCGTGTTTTCGTCCCCCTTGTATTTTTCCTTTATTTTGAGTTCTTCTTTTTCCAGGCTATCCGCAAGAGACATAAACCTATTTCTCGCATTCACGAACTTCAAATAGATGGACATGTCGTTTCCGGATACCACGATAAAATCATCGCCGTTCCCAATATACACCTTCGTAAGAGTCACACGATTGTCAATCCGCATTTCTTCCACTTTTACGTTTTCGTTCTCAATCTTCATTTCTTCAATTTCAGCCATTATTAACATCCTCTCTCAAAACGGGACGCGCCTGGTATTACGCGCCCCGCTATTTTTTAGTCGCTTAAGCTCCCGCTCTCCGTTCCGCCCGCAGCCAGACGGTCGGAACGCATGGCCGCTTTTTCCGCAGAAGTCAACGGGGTAAATGTCGGCTTCCCGTCCGCCACCGAAACGGTTCCTTGCGTCCGGCCTCCCTCTTCCGTGACGGTATACGGTATCTGGTAGCCGCTGGTGCCGCCGCCGTCCCCGGTAACCACGACCTTGGCCTTTGTTTGGAATCCGGTTCCGGCAAGCGTCTCCGTGTCAGCCTTGTACACCTCATCGGTCAACGTGGCCACGAGCAGCGTCGCCGTAATCTTGCTGTCCGCCGTGGTCAGTGTGTTCGCGATTTCCTGCAGGTGCGGATAAATGGCATCCTCCTTCCGCGCTATGTAATTCTCATTGCTCAACGACGGGGCGTAATTGTTGATTTCAACCCTCGTCCTCCCCTGGACGTTCGTGAAGTTCTGGCTGTCCGGGTTTGTTTCGATGGACAAGTCATCATCGTCCGCGCCAAGGCACGTCCAGTTCTCGCCGTCAAACGACAGCCAGAACGCCCGGCATCCTCGTAAAATTTTTCCAGATTCCTCTGGCGTTGTAACTTCCGGCATAATCATTCTCCTTTCTTATCTTCTATACTCCATCACCGCATCAGCGGCGTAAACCGTACTCTTGTCCTGCCCCGTCTCGTCCTTGTAAGGAACCGCGTTCGATGCCGTGATTTTCGTTATCGTCCTGCCGCCGGTAAGCAACGGCAAGTCCCTCGTGTTCTCCAACCACCTCATGATTCGCCCGACAAAAGCCTGCGCGTTTATCCGCTGCGGGGACGTTTTGGGGTTGCTCTTATACGCCACCCTGAAACTGATTTCAGCGCTAAATCCGCCCTGCACGTTCCGTTTTTTGTACATCCCTCCGGGCAGCGTGAACACCGCGAGAGAGGTTGACGCATCCAGCGAGTCATACTGCGCGATAACGTCCGGGTCTGTTTCCGCCCTGGGATACTGCTTCACCAGTTCCCAAAGTGCCTTTTCAATAATTTCATATTCGTTCGCGCCTAGGCGTTCAATTTGCTCGTCCATCATCTGCCTCCTATTTCAAACCTCGGAATCAGGTTGTACACGTCCACGGTGTCAACCCCAAAAACATATCCGTACTTGCCCTTAATCCATTCGTAGAAGCCATCCGGCATATAGGTATCGCTTTCCACCAGACCGAGCGGAACATCAATGTCGATTCCGAGCTCCTTTTTCTTGACAATAATGAAAAAATTCTTTGCCGCGGTGTCCAAGGTGAAACTATTCATCATTTCGTCAGTCGTAAGGTCGTTCCACGCCTCTGGCGCCTTGTACGGCTTAGGGAGGTTTCCGTTGTTAGGTATCTTCACCACGCACACACTGGCGTTTTCCATTCCACTTGCTTTCTGGTTTGCTCCCTGCGTCAGCTCCACCCGGACATTATCAAACCTTGTGCCGAAATAATATTCAGCTTCTCCCATTGTGCGGTTTAGGTAGCGGTTATAGACAACAACACTGTCAACATAGCCTATTCCCATAGCAGTCACGCTTTCGGCTTTTGCAAGGCTTGTAACGTTTGCATAAAGCGCACAGTATCATCAACCATTTTCTTTCTGTTTTCGGGACTGAATGTTTCCTCTACAGCTTCTTTGAAAGCTTTTTTAAGCTCTGGATTTGCGTCAAGAGTTTTCTTCAAGTTCGCCCTTGCACAGTCAGTACATATATCTGTACTGGATATTCGTGGAAGTTCTTTTCCGCATTGTCTACAATTCATTTTCTTCGCCCTCGCTTTCCCCTGGTTCCTCCGGCTTCTCCGCTGGCTTGTCCTCCGGCGGTCTGCTTATCGGGGCATTGCGGCGTGGGTAGGGGATTCCGGCATACAGCAGATTCACGCCGTTGGAATCCGGCACAAGTGATAGATATTCCCTAACCGTGTCGCGATATAGCCGCTCCTGTGCCGCCTTGTCGGACAAAACAGCGTCAATCAGGGTACTGCCGCCCTCTGCCTTTGCCGTGTACGATATGGATTCAGAGCCAGAGGAAACGGAAGATACCACTTTCCCCCGGAGTGCGCCGGATTCGTCCGTTATGTACCCCTGCCCCTCTGTCACACGCTTGTTTGCCGCTTCAATCTGCCCGGAAATCTCAATCAGCTTGCAGACGCACCGCCGGACGGCTTCAATGTCGTCCTCATTGGTCGGAAATGCGAATTTCATCTTATTCAGCGTGAGAGTGTCCACCCGGCGGCAGGCTTCCCACGACAGCCGATTAAAATCAGTTTCCGGCATGGATTCCTCGCCGTATATGCTTTTGTAGTAGTCGTAGGTTACATATCCCATGCCGGTTTCCTCCTTATGACAGCTTCGTACTCTTTGCCTTTGTCGTGCCGCCAGATTCCTCGCCGGTTTCGCTTGCGCTGGATGCGCCCGGTTTCTTGCTAAAGAAAATCAGGTCAGGCATAACAACCTTACAGCCGTAATGGAAGAACATGCCGATTGCATACGCATTGGAAAGTTCAATCTGCTTTGCCTGGTATTCGTCTGCCATAACCGGCTCCGCAATCGCCCCGGTACACATAGCGATAATTTCAACACCCTTCGGCTGATGAACATTGGAGTAAATCCATGCGCCGTGGTACCGCCCAAACTCCGCAACGTCCGTCTTGACATTTGCGTTTCCTTTGGTGTCGATGTAATCACGCATTTCCTCGTAGGCTTCTGGGGACAGAACCACATGAATGTCCTCTTTCTCGATACCGTCCACGAACTCATTCTTTACAGTATGCAGCTTCATCACTACTGCCGTTACACGGTCTTTGATGGTATCGCCAGACACTGTGACCTCTGTACCGCCGGCAACAGTTCCAACAGTTCCGTCACTCTCTTTGCGCTTGCCGACAGCCACAAGGAAGAAGTTCTCGTCCAGCTCCCTAACCATAGCACGGGTGATAGCTGTGCGCCTTTCAGACAGCAAGCCGGGGATTCCGCCAAGCCGAATATCCTTTTCCTCGTATTCCTCCATGATCTCCTTGTCGATGTCGATATCAACGGAAACCTCAAAACCCCTTCCA